GATGCTGAACAAGACCTTGCAAATATTTCATACATTATATTTCCTGTTGTAGCATGAGATGAAACTTCTCCACTATGAGCTGAATCTCTTGTAAAATGAACATGAAACTCTGCATTAGGAGGGCAATTATACAATGAGACATCTCCTCCTTCATCATAATCTATATATCCATACCCTCCGTCAATTCTTGATAATGTTCCATTGCCATTATCAATCATTAAATGTGTATCATTACCTTCAACCAATGTTTGTCCAGCATCAGGAGTTTGAGTTTCTTCTAGTCCCGCTGCAACTGCACCATCAACATTTCCAATAGCTGGTAATATTCCTACTCCAAACATTGTAGTTCCTGAACTTGGAGTTGCCAAAGCTATAGCTGAATCACTTTTTCTAGATGGAGATGTAAATCTTATGTCTCCATCTACTATACTAACTACAACTCCATTAGTTGTAGAATTTGCATCTAATGCTGCTTGTATTTTTCTAAGAACACCTGTATCTGCAGAATCTAATGGATTGCCTAAATTTGTGTTTGAAGTGTCCGTAGTAAACGCTATTGTTGCAGCTGAACCACCATTTACTGCAATATTAAATGCATAAGCTGTATTGGCTGCTAAAAAAGTATTAGTATTTATATTAACAGGAGATTTCATATTAGTTGTATTAGTCATGCCTATTTCTTGATATCCAGCTGCATAAAAGTTTATAACATATGAGCCTGGTACGATTCCATTAGTGTCTACCTCTCCCCAATGAGTACTATGAGTTGCATATCCATTACCGTCTGTTGGTCCTCTGTCTGTTCCCCCTGTTACAGATTTTGATGAATCAGCAACATTATTTGTTTGGTCAGCATTTGCTGCACTTTCAGGAGCAGTCCCACCTATATCTTCATTGTAAACAATCATTCTAGGGTTATTAAAAATTGTATTTTGACCTGGATAAAGCAATGTACTTATATAAGGATTTTGATGAAACGGAGAAGCAGTTGCTGCGAATACATCTGAACCACTATTATCTTTATATTGCAAAACCTTAATCATAATTTCAATTACTGAAGAGCCAGTATTTTTAATGCCTAAAAATTTAAAAGATTCTAATGTAGAGCCTCCTGTTTTTACTCCTGGAGTTACGCTAAAAATTGATACAGGAGCATCTGCCTCACCTATTGACGCTTCAGTATCAACTACCTCATTCACCTCTTCAGATATTGAAGATGAAAACTCTCTTTCACTTCCATTTATACTTGCCTTTGCTGTTGTATTAACTGTTAATATTGCCATTTTTAACTCCTATTTCCATTTAAAACTTCTCCCCACAAAGAAGTTTTTCCATTAATTATTTGTACTGTGTGAACTGAAAAAAGTCCATTGTCATAAAAATCTACTATTGCAAATGCATGAGCCCAATTAGTGTCTCTATGTTGTAACCATTGATTAGCTTCATGACTCATATCTTTTAAACAACCTATACTCCATGCAGACTTTGGTCCATCATGATGAGTAACACTATGTTGTTGCAAGTCATGCCAATGCCCATACATAACATTACAACCTTTTTTTCTTAAATGATTGGCTGCATGGTATTGTCCACCAAATTGATGTCCATGATAAAAATACAACTTCCCTACTTTAAGATACTTGCCAAAAGGATAATATTTATACCCTCTTTTTTCAAGCTTTACTGCTTCTGCAAATTTATAATGAGAAAGATATGGATACTCTTCTACAAACATATTTAACCAATTATCATGATTTCCTTCTGTTATATATCTTTCATTGCATTTAACTTTATCTAACGAATCATCTATTATATCCATGCATTCATTTACATCTTGAACTTCTTGGTCTAACCCAGGAATTATATGCTCTAATGGTGGTTTCTTTTTTCTTTTCCATTTCCATGCACTAAAACTATTCCATTCTCCAATATCACCTAAATCAATATAAATATTAGGCTTTACCATTTCTATAGCTTGACAAAGAACACTTATAGATGGTCTATCATGCAAAGGAAAATGTTTATCAGGAGTTACTATTGCTCTTTTAACTGTTTTCAAAATTCTTTTCCTATTAACCATCCTATAATTACGGTAAACATACCCACAATACCCTTAATCCATCCCACAGCAACTTCATTACTACGAACTCTTCCATTAATTTTTTTAACATCACCTTTGATTTCGTTCATAGTATCAACCATCCATGTTCTATGTTCTTTAGAAAACTTAGACTCATATTCTACTGCAGATTGTATTTCATTCATTTTATTTATTACATCATTATCCATTATTCATTTCCATAAAATGTTCTACTGTTCCTTTTCCTAGCTCTGTATTATAAACTTTTTTCCAATACTTAGCTTGAGCTTCCATATTATCTAGACTTGGAATTGCATTTTTATCCCTTCTATAACATAGTCTACAAAAAGCTACTTGTAATGCTATACTACTCATTACTCGCATTTCTCCATCTTTTTCATCAAATCCTAATGCATATAAATCAGTTTTAATTTGAGGTCTGTATGCTACATAATTATCCATAACATCATTCATAGTGGCAGGTTCTATTTGAAAAAAACCAATAGCAGGACCGCCTCCCATTTGCTTTAAATGCTTATATCCAGTTTCAGCCATCCCTGTCCTATATATCATAGCAGCAGCATCATCTGAATACATATCCATGCGATTCAAAGTCCATTCTATAATTTCTTTAATTTGTTTCTTCATTTAACTCCTTATAGTATTCCATGTGTTTTGTTATATTTTAACTGCCTAGGTCCTTTTATTCTATTATTTCCTGCATCCCTTAATCCCATCTTTACACACTCTTGATATCTTTGTCTCCAATATTGGGCTACTTTTAGTAATTGAGGATTAATGCCTGATTTCTTTTCATAGCCTTTCCAAAGAATGTAACATAATATAGACTCATGATGTTGTTCTGCAAATTCAGCTTGGTCTAATAAATTTCTTATATTAAATTTTCCTGAAGCTGTAGTCTCTGTAGATTTAAGCACTTCTGCTTTTTTAGTAGCATATATTGTAACTTGAACAGCTTTATGTGGAGATAAAAATTCTCCTTCAGGCTCTATAGGAGGTACAACATCAACTCCTGTAGTTAAAGTATCTTTTTTATATGCAATGCCTATCTTATTACGTTCAATCCACCAAACGTATTCTTTTTCTATATTATGTGGGTATGTAGGTTGAGCCATTATCCAATATCCTTTTCATTTGGTTTGTAAACTAATCTAGGTATTGACCTTCCACCAGAAGAGCTTGAATCATACACAACTTCTTCTATTTCTAATATATTATTATCTAAATCGTAAAACCTTTGGTCAATTACAGTATTAAATGTAAATGTTCCTTTTACCATTTTAGTTTGAACGCTAAAATCATCCAATGCACGATTAGCTTCTAATGTTATTTCATTATGTCCCATTTCAGGATGATGTTGTTGTACTAATTCTATTATTTCTTGTAAAGTCATATTATATTCCTATAAATATTTTATTTCTGCATATATATCAGCACTAGAAGATTCTAAATATATTTCAGACAAATTATCTGCACCAGTACCAGCTCCATGCAATAAAATAGATTCTCCAGGACTTAATTTCCAACCATTAGCATCAGGGTCTCCAATCCCCCATTTTAATAATGATGTAGTAGAAACCGTCTTGGCTGCTGTTGTATATCCTGTATTCTTAATATAAAGATAATCAGCTATAGCAGCACTTCCAATGGGATTTCCACCACCACTTGCTGTAACAACTTTTGATGCATCTACATGAACTACTGTTGAATCAGATTCTAATTCAAAATCTCCTGAACCGCCCATGCCAGAAGCAACTGAATCAGTAGTCCCAACATCATGCTCTGCCATATCTCCTGATGCTGCTATTCTATGATATACTTGAACGCTATTATTTATTTTCATCCTTGTTGTTGCCATTTATTATTCTCCTTTTGATTTCATTACTGATAATCCTTCTGTAGCAAACATTGTTTCATATTTTCTATACAGCATATCATATTGTTGTTGTAACCACTTATAATTGGCAGATGTTTTTTCTAATTTTCTAGAATGTTCTGCAACTTTTGCTTGTAACTCATTAGCGTATTCTGTTAATTTGTTAGAATATTCTGTTGACCATTTTGCCATTTTATTACTTATTTCTTCATTTGACCATTTTTGAACTACAGCATTAACTTCTGCTTGGTACTTAGACATATCTGCTTGATATTTTTGCAGCTCTAATGTGTAATCTTGTATAGTAGCTTGAAATGTTAAGTCTGCTTCTTTTTGTGCTTCTTGTTGATTAATTTGAGCTTGTGCTTGTGCCTCACTTAACTTTGCCTGATATTCTGCATTTTCCTTATTAAATTTATTTAATTGATTTTGCACTTCTGCTTGATATGCACTTATATAAGTAGATATCTTTCCAAGCTGTGTTTGTGCTAATTCTGTATCTTCTTCGTCTTCTATATAATGAGCAACTGCTGCAAACCATTGGTCAAATTGCATTGATTCAGCTGAAACATCTAAAGTATCTTCAGCGTCTAAAGCAGATAAATCAGTTAATTCATTACCATCACCACCTACAGTAGGTGTCGTATATGTAGGAGGAATCCCTATATTTGACAATGTTACGCTATCAACTCCTGGCGATGTTATATTTGGAGAACTAGGCGAAGTAGGTGCAATAGGTAAAGATAAGTTAGATATGTCTTCTAAAGTTGGAGGACTAAGAACAGGCAATACCACATCGCTAGGTAAATTGCTTTCTTGGTCTCTCATTTGTCTTTGAGCAGACATCATGGCTGCATAAGTAACTACATGGTCGTAATAAGATAATGGAAATCCATCTATCGAAGTTGTACTAGAATCAGGATTTGTTATTGCATATCTAGGAACAAAAGTATAATTTGCTGCATCTGTTGCTGTCGGAGCTGGATAAATATTTAATAATTCATTATGTATATAATATATTGGGTCACTTGTAGAATTTGTATAATATATACTTCTAGGGTTTGCTGCTAATAACTTTCCAACTGTTGAAGTTACTTTTCTGCAATTTATCTGCACCCCTACAGCATCTATTTCTTTTAATGAAAGGTCATCTATAAATTCAGTCTGCCCATCAGTTCCTATTACATATACTTGTAAATACATTGTAGTTGCTGTTGCTACAAAATCAACAGATACACTTTCCCAATCACCATCAGTAGTTAAAGAACTAGATTCAGCTATATTTGCACCATTCCATGTTTCTGATACTTTTAAAACAACACCAGTTCCTGTGCCTTCATGCCCATATAAAGAAAATCTATATGGAACATCAACTGTTAACCCTGTCTCTTTTAACGCTACAAGACGAGAACCATCTACCCCTGCTCCTGTTCCAGATAAAGTTAATATTGCACTATGAGTTCCGCTTTGCTTTTGGTCTGTGCTTCTATCTATTGTAACATTAGAATCTGGTTCTGTCGTATCATGTATCCAATCCCCATCAATAGCAGCAGAATTAGTAGCAGTTGAAATAGTAGCATCAAAGTTTTGATTTTTTTCTAATAAAATTTCATTACCTACAACTTCTGCAGCTCTCGTTCTATACACCATATGTATTTTTCGAACAGTCTCATCTATATCTGTAGTAGCAGATGTTATACTGCCTGATTCTGATGCGAATTTCTCTAATAACAATGGATTGGCAGTAGTTACACGTCTAACAACATCATTACATCCATCTGCAATCCAAGTTTCTACAGCATTGTTATCACCACAATCGCCTACTATATCATTTATTTTACCTATAAAATCAGTTACTTGTGCCATACCAAACCTTATAATTCATTGCTCTAGGGCTAATATAATAATAGTTACACCATTTATAAGTTACAATTAATTTATATTCTATCATATATGCTTTATTCTCCTGTAAATGTTGATGAAGCTGCTAATGTTTGTGCTTCTGTTTTAGTTAATACACTATTATTAGGATATGCCAATCCTGCTCCTAAATTTGCTATTACTGATAGTTCGCCTTCTTTCATAGAAAACTCCCCTTTAACTATTATATATGCTCCATCATGGGACACTCTAGGTGCACCAAGTTTACCTGCAAATGCAGATTCTTTCCATGTAGGTCTATAGACTGTTGTTGTATTTATAGTACCATCATCATTGTATGTATAATTATTCCAACCTAATTTAGATTGCAATTCTGTTGGTATTTGACTTTCATATGTTGCTTTTTTTAAGCATACATACATTTCATAATGTGCCATACTATCTCCTAATTCTTGTGTTTACTTTTACCATGTTTATAATTCTTTAAAACTTCTTTTGCTGTTAGTGCTTTGTCATATAGAAAAAATTCATCTAACATACCTCTAAAATAATGAGCTGCTGTAGTAGGTGCTCCTCTAACTCCTAAATATTTTATTTTTAAAGTTGCTGTATCTGCTTCTGTATCTGTTTGTGCTGTTGAATCAAAATATAATGTTATGGTGCCTGAATCTCTAACAAGAGCTACATGATGCCATTGATTATCATTATATTCGTCATCCGTTCCTGTTGTTACAGTTCCTTGTGTTGAGCCATCATATACATGGGTTTGAACTCTTCCAGTAGCAAGTAGCAATATCTGAAACTCATTTGATGAAGATGTTTGGCTACTAAATATTCCACTATTATCATCTTGGTCTGGTA